TGTTGCTGCCAACAAATACTTAATTGAAGTTAATGGCTCAATGCTTGGTAGCGGAAACGATGCCTATACTTTCAATACACAATCATAAAATACATTTTCACATTTTTCCCCCCTTCCCTTTTGGGTTGGGGGGGTTTTTCTTTTTGAGACCAAAACCCAAAAACGTCGATCTGCCAAATTTTTTTCGTCTACAATTTTTGAGATTTCCGTTTTTGATGTTTTAAAACTACTTATTGGAAAGGAGAAACATCATGAATCCTCGTAGAAGATTAATGTGGAAAATGAAGGCACGTGCCGCCAAGAAAAGCACACCCGATGTCGTGGTTGCCAGTGTAACCCCGAGCACCGTTTCCGAACCCACCATTGAAGAGGTGGTGACAAAGGTTAAGGAAGAGATAGCGGCCGAAGTGGTTCAGGAAGAGATTGTTGCCGAAGTGGCAGTCGTCGAGCCTGAGCCGGTGGTGAGCGCCCCCAGAAAAGTCAAGAAGGGAAGAAACACTCGAAAAACTGCCACTACTAAGAAAAAATGGTAAATTTCTTTATTAATTAAAGTGAAGCTTTACATATGCCCGAGCTTTGGGTTTAATTAACTATTTACTTAGTAGGAGGAATTGTGCGTGCCAACCAACCTAAGTCCTAAATCCCAAACGAGCGCCATTATTCTACCGAAGACCGGAAGCGCCAGTTCAGTAGCGGCGGCCGTTCCCTTTGGAATATACACCGGATCTGTCGACTTTTTAAGCGGCGCCAGCATGCAAGTAGCCTACGTCTACAAGAAGCTAGGCGGAGACGTGGTGGACATCGAACTTACTGCCCAAAACGTCTATGCGGCCTACGAAGAAGGCGTATTAGAGTATTCTTACATCCTCAATTTGCACCAAGGCAAAAACATGCTCTCCGACGCTTTGGGCAACACCACCGGCACCTTTGATCACAAGGGAGACATCAAAACAGGCCCATCTGGAAGCAATCTGAAGTTCCAGAGATTCCAAATGGCATATGCTAAAAGAGTGGGCGACGGACTTTCTTCCATTGCTGGCTTCGGTGGCAGTGTGCCCCAATATTCGGCGTCTTTCAAAGCAGTCGAGAACAAACAGGATTATAACATTCAATCCATTATCTCTAGCTCCTCTCTATCGGGCGTTGACGACAGAGGGACACCCGTAGGATATGCTGGTAAAGTGACCAACCAGCGCATTTATGTAACTAAGGTCTTTTATAGGTCACCCCGCGCAACATGGCGGTTTTATGGCTATTATGGTGGCATTAACGTCGTAGGCAATTATAGCACATATGGTCAATTTGCGGACGACTCCACCTTTGAAATTATTCCCACATGGCAGAACAAAATGCAGGCCATCATGTATGAAGACTCTATTTTTACACGTACGTCGCATTATTCTTATGAATTGATAGACAACATGCTGCGGCTTTTCCCAAATCCCAGTTATTGGGGATTTTCGGAACAAACGCGAATATGGGTGAAATTTTATGTTAAACCGGATGCGTGGGAGGAGTACTCTACCATCGATGATGGGATTTCGGGCGTAAATAACCTCAATACCCTTCCTTACGACAATGTGCCCTATAAAAACATCAATGCCATTGGCAAACAGTGGATCCGCAAATATACGCTCGCACTCTGCAAGGAGATGTTGGGTCAAATTCGCGGAAAGTTCCAAACCATCCCGATTCCCGGCGATAGTGTGACTTTGAATCACGCAGATTTGCTGTCGCAGGCTAAAGAAGAACAAACACAGTTAAAAGATAAATTGATGGAAATTTTGAAGGAGACAGAATACCTTCAATTGGCCAAACAAGATTCCGAAAAGGCGGAATCGGCAGCAACCACATTTAAAAATTCACCGCTGCCGATATTTGTGGGGTGATGAAAGATGTCTAACGAATGGAGCCGGCCCAAAAATCCTCCCCCTCCGTTATTTTTCGGTGAAAAAGAACGAAATCTGGTTAAACAGGTTAATGATGAATTAATTGAAAATGTTATTGGCCAACAAATCCTTTATTATCCCATCGATCTCGAAAGAACCGATTTTCATCGTCTTTATGGCGAAGCAATCGAGAAAACATACTTGCCCCCCGTCCGCGTTTATGCGTTGGTAGAATTTACGGACTATTCTACCGACTATATGGAAGGTGCTGGCATTGATAAGACCTGGGAGATAAATATACACTTTCATAGGCGCCGACTGACGGCCGATCAGGACTTATATGTGCGTGAAGGCGATTTTGTTTTGTACGGAGAATTTTATTACGAGATAGTTAAACTATCAGAGCCTAAAAAGCTTTTTGGTCAAGTTGACTATAGTTTCGAGATTTCTGCACGCTGCAGAAGAGCAAGGAAGGGATTGTTCGATGCTACCTGATAATTTTAATTTCGCGTTACTGCCCCCTGGCAGTTCAGAACACACTCTTCAATCCTTGGGGATGCTTGCCTCTACTATCGAGACCATCGACTATGCTATTACATCCTGGGTAAAAGAAGATTTGGAGTTAAGTGCTCTCACCAACGAGGGATATCGCCGCGTTCCCGTACTCTGGCAAGTGCCTGAGCGCTCCTATCAGATTAAAAAGAAGAAAGACTTACGTGACGACGGCGGCGCACTCAAATTACCTCTGATAAGCATAGAAAGGACGGGTATCACCAAAGACCCGGCGCGCAAAGGAGGATTTCAAGCGAACCTGTATTCGAGCGATAGAAATGGTCGCGTAGGTCGATGGGTTATAGCTAAAAGAATTGTGCAAGACAAGACACGTAATTTTGCAGTGGCGGCATCAATGAGACAGCTTCCCAAAGACGGAACTTACCAAAAGTATTATCCCCGCATTAACCGCAAAGTCGTTATTCAGTCCTTATCAGTTCCCATTCCCATTTATATTAATGTAGATTATAAAATAGTGATTAAAACCGAATACCAACAGCAAATGAACGAGCTTGTACAACCCTTTATAGGTCGCACCGGTCAAATTGATGCTTTCGTTATGAGGAGAAATGGTCACCTATATGAAGCCTTCATTGATCAAAACTTTAATCATTCTAATAATATAAACAACTTGGCCGAAGACACACGCCTTTTTAGTACAGAGATTACCATTAGAGTTTTGGGGTATTTAATGGGCGAAGGCGAAAACGATGATCGACCCATTGTGAGAGTCGAGGAAAACACGGTTGAAGTGACCTTCCCACGAGAACTTGGGCCTGTTCCTGGGAACGATGGCTTTTTTATGAAGTAGTTCCTGACCTAAAATACAATTTCTTGTTTCTCTTCAAGACTTTTGACGTTCCGAATACTATTTAAGTATGATTGTACACCAATTTAAATTACTAAAAGAGGGAGTGACCTAAAGCATGTCAGTAAAGAATTTTAAGTTTGTATCTCCTGGAGTTTTCATTAATGAAATTGACAACTCCTTTATGCCAAAGAAGGCCGAAGAGATCGGCCCCGTGGTGGTTGGTAGAGCCACACGCGGTATTGCTATGCATCCCATTAAAGTCGAATCATATTCACAATTTGTAGAAATGTTTGGCGAAACGGTGCCAGGAGGTGCTGGTAGCGATGTATACCGCGAGGGTAACCTTAAGTCACCCATGTACGGCCTCTACGCAGCCAGAGCATTCTTAAGAGCAAACGTTGCTCCCCTCACCTATGTACGCCTTCTGGGCCAAAACACCACCGCTGGGGCAGCCAAAGGCGGCGCCGCAGGGGCAGGCTGGAAGACCGATACTGACTGTGGAACGCAGGCTGGAACTCGTAATGGAGTGACTGAGCCTAGGCGAACAGGCGGCGCTTGGGGCATTTGGGTGGCAGCATCTGCCAGCCAAGCCGGCACGCCATCCTCGACCAACGTCACATCCCTTACTGCGAGCCTTGCGGCAGTCATTTACACGGAATCTGGTGCCCCCCTTCTTTCGGGAAGCATTTTTGGTGGCACCCACCCTAGCAACACCGAAGCCGGCGCCTGGCTAGAACGTGATGACAACGCCACGACCGCCAGTATCGGCGCGCTCCTTAACAAGAGTGGTGGTCTATACACAATGAGAATCCTAACCAATGCCAATGATGACACTGTTAAGTTTAACTTCGATGATTCCTCAGAACACTTTATTCGCAGAAAGATTAACACTAACCCGCAGCTAATCAGTTCAGGAAGCTTCTATCCTGCCGCAGTAGAAAAAGATTACTGGTTAGGCGAGAGCTACGAGCAGCAACTACGAGACGATGGGCTTATTGGAAGCACCGTTAATACTGTAGCTTGGGTGTGGCCACTAGCCCTCAGTGGTACTGTTGCCACAGGTCCCCAGAACATGGCGTCTCAACCTTCTGTTGAAGCCAACTCCGGATGGATTATTGGACAGGACACGGGAGTTTATACAAGTTTCACGGCGGAGAACATGCAAAAGCTTTTCCGTCTTGTTGGTCGCGGCCACGGAGAGTGGCTGCAAAAGAACGCCAAGGTTTCAATCGAGAAGATTAGACAGTCTAATAGCTCTATCACATCTTATGGCACGTTTTCAGTAGTTATACGCAGCCTACACGACACAGACAATGCTATCCAAGTACTAGAAAGGTTTGATAATTGCACTCTTGATCCGGCTTCCCCCAATTTCGTTGGCAAGAAGATTGGCGACCGCTATACAGCGTGGGACACCACACAAAAGAGGCTCCGCACTTATGGAGAATACAACAATGAGTCGAGGTATGTATATGTGCAAACCAACGCCGACGTCGACGCCGGCGCAACAGATCCCGAATTACTGCCCTTCGGCTACTTTGGTCCTCCGAAGTTTAAAGATGTAGCCCAACTTGCCCAAAGCGAGCCGGCCGTCACATACGCCGACATAACCTCAACCGATCTCGCCACCTCCTTCATCGGCGCGCCAAGCACGGGCATGTATACAGCGTGGGGAACCCCCCAGACTATTCTAACTTGCTCCATCAACGCGGACAGCCCGGTAGCTCTTCTAACCGGTTCCGGCGAGTACGCGCGCATTAAGATGAAGTTCCCAGTAGTACGACTTAGAAGGTCTGCATCCGCTGGTGGCACGTCCGATCCTACGGAAGCTTACTTTGGAATGGCCACTACACGCGCTAGCGGAAGCACGATTTCCGATGCCAGTATTGCCGATTTCCATCGACTTCTATATGGTGGAATCGCTAGCGATCAGCCAAGCGCCACCGGAGTCGATGCATATTCATATATCTTCACTTTGGACGATGTTGTTTCGGGTTCTTCCACGTCCGCCGGCTTCTACTATCTTTCAGGTTCGCGACGCGCCGGCACTAGCTATGGCGTCACGTCTTGGAAGGATTTGCTTGATGCAGATTATAACCAGTTTACAATACCTCTGCACAGCGGGTTCGACGGCTGGGACATTACCAAGCCCGATCCTGTGTATAACGCGGGCATGCCCGACGGGTCGACAGAAGATACCAGCTATGCATATCACACCATTAAGCGGGCACTTGATACAGTTGCAGACCCCGAAGTAGTAGATATGAACTTGTTGACCACTCCGGGCATTACCCAGACGTCTCTAACTGATCAGATGGTTGCACTGTGCGAAGCTCGCGCTGATGCTCTATCTTTGATTGATTTGCCAGACGTGTACATCCCAGTGCAGGAATCATATCAATCTAATAAGGCCGACAGAATTGGCACGACGCCGGTTCAAGCGGCAGCCGCTTTACGTAATCGTAGAATAGATTCGAGCTATGGTTGTACCTTCTATCCTTGGGTTCAGACTCGGGATGAGGGAACTGGCCGCATGCTGTGGATTCCCCCAAGTGTAGCAATGATGGGGGTTCTTGCAAGCTCACAGGCGAAGACCGCCCTGTGGTTTGCTCCCGCCGGATTTAACCGCGGCGGCCTAACCAATGGTGCGGCAGGTATTCCGATTACGAACGTAACTGAAAGATTAACCTCTAAAGAAAGAGATTTGCTGTATGAAGCGCGCATTAACCCAATTGCCTCCTTCCCCTCCACCGGGATTGTGGTATTCGGTCAGAAGACGCTTCAAGAAAGAGCTTCTGCTCTCGATAGAATTAATGTGAGAAGATTGGTAGTTTTCCTCAAGAAGCAAATCTCCATTATCGCCTCTCAGATTCTATTTGAGCAGAACGTTCAAGCAACTTGGGATCGATTTAAGTCTCTGGTTGAGCCGTTCTTGGCGAACGTCATGGTGAAGTATGGTATTACTGACTATCGACTAATTCTTGACGAGACTACGACCACCCCAGATTTGATTGATCAGAACATTTTGTATGCTAAAATTATGATTAAGCCGGCTAGAGCGATTGAATTTATTGCAATTGACTTCGTGGTTGCTCGCACTGGCGCATCATTTGATGACTAATAAATTAAAAATGAACTAATTAAATTAGAACCAAGGGAGAAACTAAACAATGGCATTTTGGTCAACAAATTTCGGAGAAGACACCACCCTAAAGGATCCCAAGCGGAAATTTAGGTTTACGGTATCCTTTACCGGGGTAACAGCTGCACAGGGCGGGGCAGTCCTGTGGTATGCAAAAACCTGCGACAAGCCCAGTTTTACAATTGAATCTCAAGAACACAAATACTTGAACCATACCTTTTGGTATCCCGGATCAGTTACGTGGGGCGACGTGGGCGTTACACTCGTCGATCCAGTAGATCCGGACACCGCAGCCACCCTTTCCGATATTGTTACGGCTTCTGGCTATAAGCCTCCCACTGACGCAACCAACGAAAGCATGACTACGATGTCAAAGGCCAAGTCCGCCGGCGCCCTCGGTACTGTTATCATTACTCAAATTGATGCCGATGGTAATCCCCTTGAGCAGTGGACGCTCTGGAATGGCTTCATTACAGAAGTGAATTACGGATCACTTGAATATGGCGCGGACGATCTTACCGAATTGACGGTAAAGCTTCGGTATGATTGGGCGCGCGTCTTCACACCCCAAAGCAAGTCCGCCGGCCCCACGGGTGGAAATGAATTCTTCGGCGTTAGATCTAGCTAACCAATATTAAAATAAGAGGTGTATATTGTCACGAAATAAAGATCGTGTAGGTGCTAAGCAGCCCAACACAACCGCCCCCGTCCAACAAATGGCGAACAACGACACAGGGGGCACGACCTTTTCCTTTGTAGTCCCTACCGAATTTGTAGAGCTTCCTTCGGGGGGCAAATATTATCCGGAAGGTCATTCTTTGCATAATGAAGGAAGCATTGAAATTAAACAAATGACTGCGAGAGAGGAGGATATTCTTACATCACGAACTCTTCTCAAAAAGGGTGTCGCTTTAGACCGCGTTATTCGTAATTTGATTATCGATAAGAGCATCGACCCCGATTCTTTATTGGTAGGTGATAGAAATGCCATTATTATTGCCACCAGAGTGGCCGGCTATGGGCCCGAATATACCACAAAAACAATGTGTCCCGCTTGCGGAGAAACACAAGATTATCAATTTGATTTAAATGAAGCCTTAATTTATCAGGGAGATGAACTGGAGACGATGTCCGTTAAATATAACGACGATGGGACATTCAACGTTAAATTACCCCAGACCAAACTAGATGTTACATTTAGACTTCTCGATGGTTATGATGAAACGCGCGTGGCTAAGGCCATCGAACGCGAGAAGAAAACCAAGAAGACAGAATCCCTGATAACACAGCAACTTAAAAGCATCATAGTGGCCGTTAATGACAACACGGAAGACGAAGCTTTAAGCTATGTAATAGCCAACATTCCCTCCAAGGATTCGCGACACCTCCGGCTAGCATATAAGGCCGCGGCACCCAATGTGGATCTCACACAACACTTTGAGTGCGAAGAGTGTGATTACGGTGCTGATATGGAGGTTCCGCTAGGGGCGGAATTTTTTTGGCCTGACCGATGAGTACATGGAAGGAGTGTATGAGCACTTCTTCTTTTTGAAATATGCCGGCGGCTGGTCCTTCTCAGAAGCATACAATCTTCCCGTCGGGTTGCGGATGTGGTTTGTAGAGAGGCTTGTACAGCAGCTACAAGATGAAAAGGATGCCATGGAGAAGGGATCGAGTGGCAGTAGCTCCAACACACAGGTCCTTTCTTCCCACAATCAGCCCAATTCTCCCCCACAGATGCGTAGCCAATTTGGCAGAACTGAATAGTTCTGCCTTTTTTATGTAGCAACTAATTATCTTAGGGAATTAAAGAGGATTTTTTATGGCCGAATTTGACGAGATCAAAAGAGCTATTAGAGAAGGCTTTAAAGAAGCTGCCGGCGCAATGGGAGAAGGCGCCCCCGGTGGCGCCCCTGGTGGTACTACAGGCCCACGCGCATCTGAGGCCGGTTTAGAGCTAATCCAAGCTCGCATTGACGCCCTCAAAGAAGAACAGGCCCTACACGAAAGCGCACTTGCTACCGCTGAGAGTGAATATGTTAGACGCCAAATGGCCAAAGAAATTGCAGATACAGAACGCGATATAGATAGAGAACGCGTGCGCTTGTATGAGACGCATCTAGACTTGGGAAAGAGCATAACTGCCGACCAGGCCGCCTTTTTGGAACAACAGGACTTAATTGTAGATAAAGAACGCCAGCGCATCAGGCTTAAGAAACAAGTGAACAAACTTGGCACCGATATGCTTAAAACTATGGGCCAGCAGATGATAGGTCAAGGAAAAATGGGCAAAATGATTATGAGTGGCATAGGGGGCATGCAGAAGTTTGTTAAAGGTGCCAAATTGCTCAAGAAAGCCTTGGATGCGGGCGCAATCTCGGCCCAGGCATTAATGGGGGCATTAGGAATCGGGATTATTGTATTTGTTATAATGCTGGTGGTTAAGCTCGTAAAATGGATCTTTGAATTAGCCACAGCCACCCGAGATGCAGCAGTTGGCTTTCAGCGGATGACCGGCGCCACTTATGCAATGGGTGAACAGATGGCCAACGCCCAAAAAGAACTTGAAGCTACCGGTGTGGACATGGACGAAATGCGGCAACAGTACACGAGCTTATATCGAGAAACCACTATCTTTACAGAAGCTTCGTCGGCCCAACAGAAGCAAATGGCTAAAACAGGCGCAGTCCTTGCTGAATTAGGAGTTAGCGCCCAGGACTATGCGAAAGGTATACAAGGTGCGGTGAAAGGCCTCGGGGTTTCCCTAAGTGATGCCGACAACGTAATGCTTGAAATGCGCGCGCATGCTATGGATATAGGCGTCGATGTGGGCATCCTAGCTAGCCAATTTGCTACTGCTGCCGGCAGCATGGCCCAGTTTGGCAAAGACGGGGTGAAAGCTTTCAAAGATCTCTCAATGATCAGCAAGATCACAGGCATGGACTTGAACAGCATCCTTCAACTCACAGGCAAGTTTGATACTTTTGAAGATGCCGCCGCAATGACCGGAAAGCTTAATGCTGCTCTTGGTGGAAACTTTGTGAATGCGATGGATATGATGATGGAGACTGATCCTGCGAAGCGTTTCGAGATGATTAGAAAATCGATTACTGATACTGGGCTTTCCTTTGATGAGATGGGATATCACCAGAAGAAGATGTTTACCGAAATGCTCGGTTTTAAAGATGAAAGTGAGCTAGCTCAAATGATGTCTGGTGATATGGAAGGCTTGGCCGGCAACATTGGCAAGACTTCCAAGGAATATGCAGCCGCGCGCAAAGACGCCCAGCGCTGGCAATCTACGATGGATATTCTCAAAAATACGCTGGCTAGTTTGGCACCCACATTTTCGGAGTTCGGGAAAGTTATCAAAGACGTGATGGATGAGTTTATCAATAATGAAGATAGCGTGGCCAAGATTCGAGATAGCCTCGAAAGATTAGTAAACGGGCTTTTGTTACCTTTGGTCGAGGAACAGGATTTCCCCAAAATGATGAAGGACATGGTGGACTCTCTTGAAAAAGTAGCCGGCGCCATGGACAAAGTGGCAGGAGCAGCAGATACTTTGATGATGGTATACGACATTATAGCGGGGTATGTGCAGTTCGGCTTTGCCATGGCCGAGTTGGGGTCTAAGTTAAACCCCGTTACAGGGGCCCTCTGGGTTACCTGGGAAGCCATCTCGGCGATAATAGAAGGTGGAGACTTCTTAACAATTCTCTTGACGTTTTGGGAGGGGATACTAGATGGTATTGTGGACCCCCTGAAAAGGATGGGGGATGGATTGGGACGAATCAAGGATGCGATATGGGGTACCTCCGAAGCCATGAACAAAAAGTCTAGCCCCTCTTTCCTGGAAGGCTTCGCTTTAATTCCCAAATTGTTAAATTTGGCGCGCCCTGCCATCGATGCGTTATTAACCCCCCTCAAGATACTGGGCGACATGTTTGATATAATCAAAGAGAAGTTTAACGCATGGCACGAGAGTTTCTCAAACACCTGGGACTCACTAAAAACCTCAATCCCAGGTAAGATTAGTGAAATAATGATCGGCATTGGAGCGGCCTTCAGCTTTGAGGCTATGGGTAACAAAATTACCGAAGGGATAAATTCTTGGAAAACCAGTTTTAGTGAAGGAGTGACCGGAATTAAGTCATTCCTTGGAATTCACTCTCCTTCGTCCGAAATGGAGAAGCAGATTGGAGATCCCATGAGACAGGGAATTATGAACGCTTTTGGAAATCTTGGACCAGAACTAGCAGAATTGGCCATCAACGCGTTGAAGATCGCCCGGGCCGCCATTCCCGAATGGGCAAAGGCCGGCCAACAGGTGGTAGGGATAGATGTGGGTGCTACGAAAGAAGTTCTCAAGGCAGCCACAACCGTGGGTCTTGAGGCAGCCACCACCCCAGCACCAGCCGCACCCGCGGCAGCGGGCGCCGGAGGGGAGAGACCTTATCAAATAACTGTGAATTTGCAGCTTGATAGAAAAACACTTGCTACCGAAGTAATAGATATTATAGGAGGGCAAGCCTTCACGGCTGCTCGGGGTTAGGAGCCCACTAAAGGAGAAATAAAATGGCAGATCCTAAAAATGACACTGACTTTTTTTGGCAAAGCAAATATAACTCGACTGTTGTAGACAACAAGGTTGTCCAAATGGTTGATGGAAGCGATGCGTTGGCCAATCATGGCCGACAAGTAATATCTTTTCAACATGTCCCATCAGGACAAGAAGTATTTTTTAAAGCCTTTATCACGTCTTTTAATGAAAGCTATAACTGTGACTGGGCCGTGGAGCCTGTCTTTGGCCGCACCGATCCCATTTACTTATTTAAAGGAAATCAGCGTCAAATTAGTTTAAACTTTCAAGTTCCCGCGGCATCCGAAGGGGAAGCATATGAAAACCTGGGGAGAGTTCAAAAACTGATTCAATTTTTATATCCCGCTTATCACGGCGTAGCAGGGACATTAAAAAACACGTTAGAGGCGGTAGCAGCAAATACGATGGCACAGTCCCCATTAATTAAATTAAAGGTGATGAATTTATTAGCAAGCTTCGACCACTTCCCGGGATATCCGGAGGGCGCCACAGCCGCCTCGTCGGAACAAGATCTGTATGACGGATACACATCTGATGCCGCGGCAACGTATGGTGCGCTCGGAGCAATCCAATCACTTCAAGTTAATCACAACCTTGCTGAAAAGGGAAGTTTAGAGAAAGCCCCAAATACCGTTTTGCCCAAAAGCATAGATATTACCATCACATTTGCAGTTATTCATCAGAAGACTATAGGGTGGGAGTTCAATAACAAGGGCGACATGGTTCCCACCTCCACAGCGTTTCCTTATGGAGTATACTTAAAATCAGACGCGGAAACCCCTGACGACGAAGGCAAATATTTCAATGAAAGAATAGCGGAAATTCAAAAAACAGAAGAGAATAGACAGTTAGCTCAAGCTGTAATTGACAATGCGAAAGCAAGATATATGGGAATGGGAGGCGAGGGGCGCCTCAAGCGAGATCTGAAAAAATTAGGGAAAGGCAAATCGAGCGAGTACGAGACTGAGCGGCTCATGGCGTACGCCGGGACGGAAGGGGGCTGGGACGAGGTGGTCGATATTCTTAGTTAATAAAATCTCATCACAAGGAGTCATATTTAAACATGTCACGATATAACAGAACAGATATCCTCTCGAATTCACTCGAATATTATGAATATTTGCGACGAAAACGAGATCTCAAAAGAGTAGTTCAATACGCTACTCCCATACTTCATAACCCCACTGTCATGCAGCGCGCCACTCTTCTCACTACTACTCACATTTGGAAGTATGGAGATAGGTACTACAACTTGGCCGCCAAATATTACGGAGACGTGAGATATTGGTGGGTTATAGCATGGTATAATAGTATGCCCACAGAAGCTGACATATTTCCCGGGGATGTGATCGAGATTCCGGTTAATATCTCAGACGCGCTCAAAGTGCTGGAAGTTTAAGAGAAGATGGCCGATTACCCCCAGCTTGTAGCCGACGCATTGTGGGAGGATGATGCCGCCCAAGCGGAGTATGACGCCCTAAGTTCATACGAAAAAGATAAATATTATTTCAATTTGGCTCGAAACTCAAGCGCCCAATTCACCACTGGCGGCGGCCAAGATAATGCTGGTGCGCGCGACGTTCTGGCAGCTGATTTTCAAGCCGCACTTGAACAGATATTTATCGAGAACTATAAACCAGATATATGGTTCGATCCTGTAGATACTCAGTATCAGTGGGGAGACGAGCAAAAACTCTTCGATAGCCCCTTTGTTGTGGTTGGTGATGAGCCATGGGGCCCAGCAGCCCAGATTTTAGAGGACACCATCCAGAGCATTGCTTCGGAAGGGTCGATGAGCGATCAAGATGTCCTGGACAGGATGGGCGGCGAGCTTTCTCTGGGCAGCTATGCCGAAACGATTTATGGTCAATTTTTAGCCAAGTACAACGAGATCGCTGCTGAGAACGTCCCGGATTATGAAAGCAAAGTAGACCCGGATGACGCCCAAGAGGTCGAAGGCGAGTACCAAACACCGCATGCTGACGCGGCACGACAAAGTGCCAATGCAGCTGCCGCAAAGGATCTCGCCACCCGCACCGCCGCACAAGCAGCCATCTCAGCTCAGGTGAAAACCGTAGATTTTAAGGAACAGTGTTTTTTGTTGGCTAAAATCTTCAAATTAATCGAGATTCGAAGAGATCAGATAGACAAACATGAAATTAAAACAATTCCTTATATTGGTGACCAACCAAACTCCTCTATTATGACCGATGGAGAGCCCTATGGATTTATAAATCGGCTAGTTTCCTATCCCTCCACTAGAAACCTTTTTGAACTCCCTTCGGCGGAGATAGCATCATTGGTCCCGCGCATAGAACTTTACAAAGTCGGAAAAGACGAAAATAATGAAGAGGTTGCGGTGCCCATTTACTTTGATGGAAGTGCCACATCGGATGATGTGACGACTTTATTGCAAAGCAAGGGAAAGCGCGGCTTTGGAGTAGGTATAAAAGATTTTACCTTTAGCTACGAAGGAAGCAATCCTTTTTCTGTTAAAAAGAGCATCAAAGCCTCCTTAACCTTATTCGCCAACAGCTTTGATGAAATCATGAAAGACCGCGGCGGTTATCGATATGTGGACTTAGCTTTAAAGACCGGAGGGGAAAAGGTTAAAGTGGCCTTCCAACAGCAACGTGCCACGGATGTGGCTTTTGAGCAGGCGTACAATGACGTCGGAGGCTCCGACACCCTCGAAGAATGGCTCGGGAAGCTGACGTCTATTAGCAGCAAAGCAGATCAACAAATTGAAAACTTAGCTTATCTTAACTACAGAATCAAGGCGATTGTAGGATGGCAATACCCAGCCGGCGACACCGGAATATCCTCGGCCAATGTACGGGCTGCCATCAATGATTCTGTTGTTACTCTGAACCTCACCCCCACTGTTCATGAGTTTGATTTTGATGAACAAGGACGCGTCGTTTTCAAAATGCAATATTATGCCTATATCGAAGAAACATATGATGAAAAACTTTTTAGCATTTTCAGTGATCCGGATGTTTTTCGCAATGTTTTAGAAAGAAAATTAAAATATGTTTCATTAGATGAAGATTGCGGCAGCGCAGAGATGGGACAATTTAAGAAAGAAAACACAGATCAAATTGACGCAGACAAGCGCGCATCCCTGCAGTTTATTTTTAAGGCCCTTTCTGCTAGCAACAAGATTAGATACTTATCTATTCCTCATTCAGAATTAAAAGAGTTGAAGAAAAAAGGACCTTATTACGAAATGAAAGATACCTCGAAACTAGCGGTGGAAACATTAAAGGGGAATCAAAAAGATGAGACGTCGGCCGCTATTGAGGCCGATATCAACAAGAATGCCGCAGGAGCAGCCGGAGAGGACAAGCCTGTTATTGAATTTGTGAATACAAGTATAACCAATGCCAACAGTGCGCAAATAGTGTTCTTTTATCTGAGCGATTTAATAGATGTCATTATGGCCGGCATAGACAAGAAATTGGATGGAGCAATACAGCTCGTGGAGGAGATTAAGGCACGCGATAAAAAGAAGATAATAAAACCATATATCGCGGCAACGGAAAGGGACGCCTTAGTAACTGCCCATGAAAATTGGCAAAAATATAGGGTTGTGCTCGGACCCGTAGAAATAGTAAGCCCTGAAAATCCTGAACATATCGCTTTTGCAAATTTGGGGGATATACCCATTTCTTTACGTTATTTCATGGAATGGTTAACCGAGAAAACCCTTAAAAAAGACGAAGTTAATCTGCCCATAGCTACTTTTTTAAACTCTCTAATAAACAATTTAGTAAATACTTTTTTAAATGATGACACGTGCTTTAAGGGAGAAGTGAAGCAGAGCGTGAGATTATTTCAGTCGGCGATCACGGCTTATAAACGCAAGCCAGACGATCCGAGTGATTCTCTCTCATATTTTTTAAACGCCGTGCGCCTGGCTTCTAAAGACATCTACATTTCTCGACTTCCGATTGATCACGGTGACCTCGATCCCTGGTGCCCCCTTGTCCGAACTTCGGGCCCCGTGGGGATGCCCATTTCGGATCCTGGCGTTGAGAATGAAATCCATTATATGTTATTTTATGCTGGCCGTGTTCAGCCCGTAGAGCACCAAAATGGAGATTATACGCAAGATCAAGCCAACGGAATACAACATTATATTTTAGGCCGAGACTCAGGAATTATAAAAAATATTCAATTAAAAAGAACCGAGGTTCCTTATCTTAAAGAGGTGAGGTTTCAACAAAATGAGTTCGACGGTCTTTCACAATTACGAGAAGTATATGATGTCACTATTAATTGTTATGCTCATGTGAACGCGTTTCCAGGTCTTTATATTTTTGTTGACCCCCGGGGGTTTGCCCCTAACATGGCCATCAATCTTAAACAAAAAGGGTTTCAGGTGAATGATTTAAGCGATTATGGAATTGGTGGATATTATATGATATATCGTTCGGAACATTCTTTTGGACCCGGCAGAGCCGATACCACCATAAGCGCCAAGTGGGTATCAGAAATGAGCAACGATGAGAATACCTCCACCGCCGGCGCCCAACCCAACGAACAATCCCAAGCTAAATGTACCATTAAAGTGCCGGCACAAACTTCCGACAAGGGTTCATCCGGCACAGGCACTAGCGGTGGGGGAGTAGCTACTGCGCGTGCAGATGCAAAAAAAGCAGCCGCCAGCGTGCCAGAAGGGGGAGGCCCAGCCACCGCACCCGAACCAGACCAAAACCCGAATCCGTGATAAAGGAGAGTAACAAATGAGTTTTTATTATGTAGGAAAAGACGCAGAAGGCACAGAACAGACTTTTTCCAAGCGCCTTATGTATAGAGCAGATACCGCTGGGTCCAGCTATACCAATTTGGTCGATTTTAATTTTGCTGAGAAACATTTATATGGGAGGGTCACTAAATTTCATTTTGTACCCATGATCCCTCAAAGCATCATAGCTCCCATAACTAAGCTTCATTCAATCGAGGTAGCTGGGGGAAACCAAGCAGCCCTCAATTTTGTTGTAGATGCTTTTCGTAAATTAGTCCAACAATTTGCAAAAGCCGGATTAACCAACAGCATCAATCCCGCCGATCCCTTCTTAAGCAACCCTAAAGTATTTAAGTCTTATCTAGATCCTACCCGTCTATATTCCGAGCACTTGACCACCTATAAAACGACCCTGACCGCCCTCTTAAATATGCACAAAGCAAATATTGTTAATTTTGATCAATTCGTGTTAAAAATTCTCCCTTTTTTAGAGAAAAGCGCTCGTAAAAATCCCTTTACGATGCCGGCGTTTGTTAAAAGCACCTATTGTCCTATAAATGTGTCTGGGTTGGTAATAGAAATAGCCGACTTAGACCCCAACGATGACGAGCAAAAAATAGAACAGTTCTATCAGAGCCTTAATTGGGAATTTTATTTAAATGCGTGTCGTAGTTATGGATTTATGGTAGATAGGATGATTCCCTGGCGCATAGTTGCCGATATTGGATCGGTTTCCATGTTAGAATATGCGGCAGCCTACGGACTCACGAGCACCGATCAGATCTTGAAGGGTGTTTATACAAAGGTTCATTCTCTCTATTTTCAAACCTTTAAAAAAACTTTCTATAATCTTTATCATCAAGCCCGAAATGAGTATTTATACGAGCCCATTGATTGTCCCAACACCGTAGCAACAATAAAGATAACAGTGCCACAATCTTATTCGAAAGAAGCCTTTTTTGAAAAATATTCTGATCTTTATTTTTTAAATCTTTATTGTAAAATTCGTTTTTTTGAAGAAGAATCACAATTTAGTGAATCGGAACAGAATTACATTATCGATGATTGCATAGAGTTGGCTCAGCATGATTTGACGAAAGCTCTCGACAGTTTCGAAAATATTCTCAATAAACCATTTGACTATCGGGGCTCATTAGGGTATATTAGTAGTAGGTTCGACGAACAACTATAACGGGAGCCCCGGTGTATTTTCAATCGATAGATGATAAAGAGAAATGTGTGGGAATTTATAAAGACGGCGCTCTTTATTTTGATGAGATCCCTCCCAATTTACAACGAACGTGGAAATACACACCTGCGTTGGCTACGCCTGAAATTGAATACGGTTGGATTCGGTGTGGGGGGCAATCCCTCTCCGATGTGTGTCCGGTTGAATTGGAAGGGGAATGGGAACGCGTTCACCGAAAGATGCGCGCCTTTAAAAAGTCATTTGAATTGGCAAAAATAGATTTTCGTCAACATTGCTTTTTTGATTTAGTTCCCCATGATTTTCTCTCGGAGTTTTTAGAAATCAAAAACAAGGTTACGGAACATGTTTTCGAGAACTTTGAAGTGCCCCCCAACTATGATCATTTAAATGCTGTGCAAAAGCTTCTTCATCAGATAAAATATCAGACGCTTCACTTAAACACAGATAATTGCAAAAAGCTATTTTATAATTCTGCGCGCCGTAGCACTATCAAGAAGTTGTTGTCATCGCCAGCCTGGATTGACTATAATTTATTTGGTACCGTCACGGGAAGATTGGCCACCAATCCCAACTCTTTCCCGATTTTAACAATGAAAAAAGAAATACGGCAGATAGTCAAGCCTTGCAATGATTGGTTTTTATCGCTCGATTATAATGGAGCCGAAGTCCGGACCTTCCTCGCCTTGGGAGAACACCCACAGCCACAAGAGGACATTCATGCATGGAATATTATTAATGTATTCCAGAAACTCGCCATGGAGCGAGAGGAAGCCAAAACCGTCTTTTTTGCATGGCTTTATAACCCTGACTCAACTATCATTACAACCGAACATTATAATCGCAAAAAAGTACTTGACAAGTACTACGATGGGGATTATATTAATACTGTATATGATCGTCATATTAAGGTGGACGAAAGAAAGGCGTTTAATTACTTGATCCAAAGCACCACCGCCGATTTGGTTAACGAGCGCGCGGTTGCTCTAGACAAGCTATTGAAGGATAAGAAGTCGTTTATCTCGCATATCGTTCATGATGAGATCGTTATTGATTTGGCCGACGAAGATCGGCAATTTATACCCCAGATTAAAGACACATTTAGTGTCAACAGATTAGGAACCTTTTTAGTGAATATGAAAGCCGGCCAGAATTACTATGACTTGGAGACTTTGTCCCTATGATATCAATAGTTGGAATTGGAACAGGCGGATCCGCAATTGCCACCAAGTTTAAAGAAATCTCCCAGTACGATGTTTACTTGCTCAATGACGGCGTGGAGAAGACCGCCAAACGAGAGTTCAAGCTAAAAACCTTCGAAACCCCCGAAGAGTATGATAACAACATCCCCAATTTAAAAAGCTTTTTTAAAAATCTTAAAGACCACGTACAAGTCTTTATAATTGGCACCTCATATAGTTCTAATTATTCTTTGGGGATTTTGCAACAAATGAAAAGTAGCAAAATTGATATTTTTTATATTAAACCTGATATTGAATTGGTAAGCGGTGAGCGTCGTTTAATTGAAAATGTAACGTTTGGGGTGCTACAGGAATATGCGCGCTCAGGACTTTTTAATTCTTTTACAGCTTTTTCTAATTTAGAAATTGAAAGAAGCTTGGGCGCAGTTCCAATCAAAGGATACTTTGATACCCTCAATCATTCCATTTTTTCGGCCGCTCATTATCTCAACTATTTCAAGCATGCTGATCCTGAAATTGGTCAAGTAGCCACCCCCGCAGAGATAAATCGCATCCGTTCGGTGGGGATACTCAATATAAAGAATTTAGAAGAAAAATGGTTTTTTGAGCTTGACGTTCACCGCGATTTGTGTTATTATTTATGTATAAATGAAGAAAGACTAGCCAAGGAGGGGATGTTGCACAGGAATATAGTTGGTGCTTTAAAGAAGAAACCATCGAATGCTTTTCGCAAGATTTCTTATGCAATTTATGAAACCCCTCACAGTGATTTTGGGTACGTCGTGGCCCACACCAACACGATACAAAAACAACATAACCCTTGACATGATACGGCAAGGGTGATACATTAGATATCAAGGGAAGCTTGATATACTTTAACAACAAAACAAGGAGAAAACTAATGTCAATCAATATGGACCTAATGAAGAAGAAGCTTGCCACACTACGTGGTGAGTTCGATAAGGAGAAATCAGGCTGGTTTAGGCCTGATGAGGGCGATCAAGATATTCGCATTGTGCCCTCACCCGACGGCGATCCGCTTAAGGAAATGTATTTCCACTATAATGTGGGAGAACATCGCGGCGGAATCGTATGTCCCAAGCGCAACTTCGGCGAAAACTGCCCGATTTGCGAGTTTGCCTCTGCCTTATGGAAGGAAGGGACCAACAACAACGATGAAGAGAGTAAGAAGCTTGCTAAGTCTCTATTCGTTCGTGCACGCTATTTCTCACCCGTCGTTGTACGGGGCCGAGAAGAAGAGGGAGTCAAGATGTATGGCTACGGAAAGCGTGCGTACGAGAATCTTTTGGGATACATCCTAGATCCCGATTATGGTGACATCACAGACCCCATGGAGGGAACCGACATCTCCCTAACATACACAAAGCCCACCACACCAGGGGCATATCCACAAACAAACCTTAAAATGCGCCGCAACACTTCTGCGCTTTTGGAGGATACCGACGCTATCGCCGCCCTCCTTGATAGCATTCCGGAATTTGACTCTCTTTTTGAGCGTCATACCCCACAGCAGATTGACGCAATTCTTGATGAACAGCTTGCTGGGAACGGAAGTGCGGAATCACGCTCGACGGAAACCACCAAATACGGAAAGAACAAAAGCGACGTGGACCGAGCGTTCGATGAGTTGCTAGCCACTAAATAAGGTTTGTGGGAGACCGCTGGCACCCCGGTCGGGAAAATAGGGTGCCGCATTTTTTAAAAAAACAAAGGAAACATCATGAATACCAAAAATAACACCAAATTTGTAACTCTCAAGAAGAGAAAAAACTATTCCACCGACACAGAATTGAGAATTCAACCCCGAACATATAAAGGAAATAAATTTTTAGATGTTCGTGAATACTATTGGAAGAATGGAGAGATGAACCCTTCGTCGAAGGGGATTACAATTCCCCCAGCTGAAATTTCCAATTTTATCGAGGGCATCCAGAGGATGGCCATCGCCTTTAATAAATCGGAGGAATAATGGCTAGAAAAGCCAAACAGGCAAAGGCCGGCAGAGTTTCAATGCAAGACCTAATGAGTCTTGTTAATAAGAAAGCCGGCCGGAATGTTGCGCACGACTTGACAGGTGACAACCCCACCAAGGTAAAAGAATGGATTCCCACCGGCTCACGCTGGCTTGACT